GTCTGGGTCGCCCATTAAAAATGTTCCAAACTGTCCATGTAATTGCATAAAAAAAGCTAACCATTCATTTGCTTGCGTTCTGTTCATTGGCGGTAAAGTAACTGTGCTGTACCATTTTGCACCAGTAAACTCATGCACTTGAGTTGAAAAGGTAAATGGACTTTGACTTTGTGCAACAGCTTTAGCAATACCCCATTCACTTCTAACAAAGTTTGGAGTGGTTTGCATTGTTAATGGATAAGTAGGCTCTGCCATTTAAGCTCCAAAGTCTTTAGCAAAAGTTACACCACGCAATCTGGCATCTCTTACTGCTGATAAAGTATTTTCTCTTATGGCTGGTAACATATTCATAACTTCTGCTCTAACTGTTTGTGATACACCTGTAGCAAAGTTTAAGTTTTGCTCTATGGTAATACCACCGCCCATTTGATTATTTGGCACTATTGTTCCAGCAGATTTAGGTACAAACATTTCTGCACCTCTCTCTCCAACCATATATGGCATATTTGGATTCACATTTCCACCCATAGCTTTGCCACCACCGAATGAACCAAAAATTGCACTAGCTCCAGATAAGATATTTTGGAACATACTTCCGCCACCTGAAGAAGATAAACTCATGGCTTCTCTAATTCTTTTTAACATTGGTTCAATGACTGCCAACTGAAATATCAATGCAACCACTTGCTGTAAAACACTTTGAAAAATATCTACCATACTGTCTTTGAAATCTTTACCGCTTACAACAGCTTCTCCAAATGCTTTTGAGATATTTGCACCAATATCTTCAAACATTTTATTTGCTTTCTCAAGTTGCTCCATTTCTAAATCAAATGCTTCTCCTCTTGTTTCAGCTTCTCTATCCATTTCAATTTGGTTAATTTGAGCCTGTATTTTAAATTTTTCTTTTAAATCTTCATTGATAGCTCTAATGCCTTCAGCTTCTTTCTTTTGCTGTTCTATGGCTAGTTTTGCGTCATCAGAGAATTTTTTTCTTGCTTCTTTTACTCTATCGAACTCTGCGTTTTGTGCTTCTAAAGAAGCAGTTAATTCATCATTAGCTCCAACAAATTCTTTAACTTCTTTTATGAGTTGGTGAATTGCAACACCACCCAAAGCAATCCCTGTCATTATCATAAATAATGGATTCACTAGCATAACTGTTGTTAGAGTTGTTATACTTCCAGCTAATCTTGCCAACATATTTATAGTTGCAACGCCAGTTAAAGCTAAGAAAAAGTTTTTAATGCCATCAATATTATCTACAAGGAATCTTGTGAATTTTGCTAATGATTCGCCTAAAGTTTTTCCTATTTCTTTTATTTTTTCTTGGTTGTTATCTAAGAAAACATTTAAGTCGCCAAATTGCATTTTTAATTCTTCAAAAAAAGATTCACTTACTGCAATTTGGAATTGCATAAATTTATCTTTAATCATAGATAAAGTACCAGTTAAGGTATTAGCAAGCTCATCAGTAACATTACCAAATGTCCCACCTTTGCCAAACACTCTTTCAAATGCTTCTCTTGTTTCTTCGGCTGATACAGTTGCACCAGCAGAGAATCCAAGCAAATCTCTAACCCCTCTTTCTCTAAATACATCAGCACTAGCTATACCGCCAGAGAAAGACCTTTGTATTTGTTCAGCAGTTTGTCTAAAATCCAATCCTGTAACGGCAGCAACATTACCTGTTATCTCTAAAACTTTTGCTAATTCATCTGCATCTTCAGCTACAACAGCTAAGTTTCCAGAAGCTTGTTGTATTTCTCCAAGTGTAAATGGAACTTTACCAGCAAATGCCAACATAGCTTCAAAAGCTCTTTCGCCTTCTTCTGCTGTTCCAAAGAGTGCTTTTAATCTTATCTGTAGATTTTCAATTTGGATTCCTGTATCTATAACGCCTTTTACAAATATAGCTCCAAATGCTACACCTAAAACTGCACCAACTTTTGTTGCTCTTGCAGTTACTTTTGCAAGACTATTAGAAAGATTTTTAAGACCACCACTCATTTTTTTTGATGAGTTGCTAACAACTTTGTTGGCTTCAGCCATATCACGCTTTAGACCTTTAAGGTCTGCTTCAATCTTTACTACCAGTTTATCTAGTTCAGTTGCCATTAGTTATCTGGGTACAGCTCCATTAGTTCGTTTAACTCATCTTTGTCCATTGGTTTGTCTTTGTTGCCACCATTGAACTCACTAAATCCTTTTATTGCTAGAGTTATTTCGGTAATGCTCATATCCCAAAATACTGCTGGATTAACACCTATCATTCCTACACATACTTCAAGCCATCTTTGGTATGGTAGTTCAGCTTCTTCGTCTATTCCTCTACTGGACTTTTTTTTTCGTCAGTATCGTCATCAACGTTCAATGCTAAAGTAACCAACTCTCCAGCCATCTTTATAGCTTCTAACAACCCAATCTCTGATATCAATACTTTAACTTCTTTGTCTTGTAGGTTATTCCCACCAGCCCTTAATGCCAAAGTTATGACCGATATTATTTCAGTCATAGTAATATCAGCTTGTGCCAATTTATTTCCTAACTTTAGTATGCTACAACCTAAAGCCTGTTCTATCCTGATAATGGTATCAAGGCTCATTCTTGCCTTGTACTCTTTATCGTTAAACTGTAGTAGCTTTTCCGCCTTTAGACGATTTATGCTCATTGTTTATCTCCGTTTTGGTTAATATAACAATAATCTCATCTCTACTTCCAACATTGTCAGCAGAGAAGATTGTGTAAGATTTCTTGTTAATTTTGATTGTATCTGTATCTTTGAATCCCTTATAAAAAGGTATTTCTAACTCAACATTGTTTTCTCCAATGTTAACTTGTGCGTCTAATTTTTTAGAGCCTATCTCTATAGGCATTAGCTCCCAACCCATAATTATCTCCTAAATTAAACTGTAGCAAATGTAACTGCACCAGCAGATTCAAAACTCATTGAATAAGTTACTTCGCCATTATAACTACCAGCATATTCAATACTTGTTACTTGAAATGCACCTGTGAAAGTTGCAAAGTCTGGCACAAGTAATTGAAAGTTGCTAAATGTAGAAGCTGAAAAAGCTGTTCTTACACTTGCTTCACTTGCAGAATCAGTAAATACACCAGAGCCACTTATACTAAAACTTTGGATTCCAGCGTCAGCTAATAATGTTCTAACTTTTGATGAATCTTTATTTGTTACATCTATTGTTTCTGCGTTCATTGTTATAGAAGTATCTCTTAGACCAGCAACAGTTGTAAATGTTTCTGGGCTTCCAGCATTTCCTATCTTGACAAGCAACGCACTTCCTTTTTGTACTGCCATATCTATCTCCTAAAAAAATTAACTATCGTACACAATCACAGATAAGCTTAGCACCCCATGACGTGTAATTCCATCATTTTCTGTTAGCGTGATTGTATTCCTGACTTGACTAACTACCATATCAGCACCAGATACTGAATAACTTGTATCATGCAAAAGCTCATATATTCTTTCCATAGCGTCTGATATTTCTTTTTTACCTCTGTATTGACTCCAAACATCTATATCTACAGAGTATTCATTACCATCTAAACTCTTTGTTCCTCTATTCGCAACATTGATATTTCCAATAACAACATAAGGATAAGCTGTATCTTGTG